CAAGAATATGTACGTGCCAAGTGTTTGTACGAAACAATTTATAGCGATAGCGATGGGCGGGAAATACTGATCATTCGGATGCTAGATGCGTATGCGCTGATGAACAGAATGCCAAAGCATTGGATGGAAGCGGATAGAAAGGAGCGCATGAAATGAGCATCTGGGATAGCTTGAAGGAAGAAAAATTGATGGACTGGGGCATCGTGGACAGGCACAGAAAACGTGCCTACGGTGAAGGGTTCCGTGATGGTATTTTAGTGGGTAGTCTGATTGTCGTAGGTCTTGGAGGAGTGCTGGCGCTATGGATAAAGTAAGTGATACGGGCCTGATTGAACGGTTGCGCTACATTGCTGATACCGATGACGGACGGTTTAGCGGGATTGACCACACGCTGAATGAAGCCGCCAACGAACTCGCCGCCGCACAAGCGCGAAGCAACCTGCTTGCCTGTGCGTTGAGATCGCTGTTGTCAAAATGCGCCTGTTGCGGCGGGACAGGCGAGGTAGGCACTGGGATAATACAAATGGAGCACCCAGCCATGATGTCGTGCTTTGTGTGCGCGGGTGAGCGCGGGATATTGTTGAAGGAGTGCGGGAAATGAACCTGACACCTTTACTAGCTTTTTCAACACTGGAATTCTGCATAATCGTCGCATTTATTTTTGGTTACTTTCACATGGAAAAGAAAGAAAACCAAATGCGCGAGGATTGGAACGAGGACTTGATCGACTTGGGTATTGCTTGGCGCTTATACGTTAAATCAATCGGCGGGGATTGGAACGTCTACGTCAAGAGCCGGCGCCGGTTTTACGAGCAGTTTAATGCAGGGGAAAATTCCCGCCCACGGGATTAAGCGCACCCGCCGGCGCAGCGGAGAAGGATTCTGTGCCGACAGGCACATGATCGCCGTTCCACGGGCTTTCGTTGATCGGGCCGTAGCAGGAGGCCAACTTCACGCCGTTGACGGGTTTAGCCTGGATTTCGCAACTGAACGACCACATATTCGACATGCCGGATTCTTTGGTTGTTACAAATTTAGTTACCGTCATTGCAGTGACCGCCCAGGTAGGCGCTTGCGGGTAGCTGGTGATGGTTGAGAACAGGCTCCAGACTTTACCCGGCGCGGCCTTGCAGGAGCCGTTCATCAGCGACAGGTCGGCAATGCCTTTGCCGGTCAGGATTGGACAAACCGCCACGCCCTCGGCAAACTTTTTTCCGTTGACTACGATCGTCTTGCCGGTCGGCGTTGTGCTGGACGCAGCGCACAGGGCAAATTGGCCGTTACAGATAGCCAGGTCCATAGCCTGCGCTGAACCGACCATCAGTGCAAAAATAAGTAGGGTTTTCATGCGATCATTCCTTCTGCGGTTTGTTTGACTTCAGAAACCCGGCGCAGCCATCCTTTGCCAAATACGTCAAACGTCTGCAAGCCACGGTAAAAGTGCTCTTTTGCCGCGCTAAATTTTTCTAGGAAGTGATCAGGATCGGCGTTGACCGACACGCCGATCGTGGCCGGCCCGACAATGCCGTCTGCGGCTGTTCCTAGCGCCGCCTGCATGGTTTTGGACGCCCTGCTGACGCCAGCGTTCACCGCGAAGTCAAAGACCGCGTAATCGACGCCTAGTGGCAATTCATCACACTTGCAGGCATCCCAATACCGCGTCTTGTAAAACGGCGCCACAATCTCGGGCGTCAATCCGCGCATCTCGGCCTCGTCAACCGGGTGCCCGACATAGGCTTCCCACGCTTTTTTAGTCACGCCTAAGTTAGTCATGCCGCCGAAGTCGGCGTTGTGATTGGAAAATCCACCTTCCGACTTCAGCACCAACGCCAAAGACGCCGGCCAGTTACTTAGCATTTTCTTCGCCTGAGTTTGAGAATTTTATACCCGCCAACAAGCCAATAAACCCGCCAATAATTGTCTGAAACGCGGGGGCTAGAAGCTTGAAAATGTCTTCGTTGTTCACCTCTTTGTCGAACAAGCCAACGCACAGGGCAAACACCATTCCGACGATTACAATGCACAGCGTAAAGCTGACCATGACCGTCACAACAAATGTCAGCTTTTCTTTCACCGCTTGCCCTCGGCGCCCTTGACCTTCTCGACCGAGCGCATAACGCCTAGCCCCAACATGCCCATTAGAATCTGCATCGTCAGGTCGGTATCTATGACCGGAAACTCACCGCCATAGCCAAACCAGACTTTAGCCGCAAACCGCGCAAACGGTTCGACCAGCGCAGCGTAGGCCAGCCCCGCACCGCACACCCATCCGATAGCCGGGCGCCACCCCGCCACAAACCAGTTGGTAGATTTAGCTTCCTCGATGTTGGTCTGGATTTGCAGCTTTGCTAGATCGGTTTCTGCGGCAAGTTGCGCCAGTTCTCCGTTCTGCTGCATACGGGCAAGCTCTAGCGCCGCTGCGGCCTTCTGCGCCGGATCGGGCCATAAGCGGTCGATTAGACCTTTGCCTAAATCGAAGATGCCCGACAGCAAAAGTGGATTCATTTGTCTGCCTTGGCCTCTAGCTTCTCAAATATCTTTGCCAGCATCGCTTTGATGTCCCTAATGTCCTCGCGGTAATCGCTACGCAGAACATATTCTTTCGGTAAGTCCTCGCGCAGCGAAGCAAGATCGGTTTTGAGTTCCTTAACCGCCGCCCACAATTCACGCGCAAACCAGCCAAGGACGGTAAAGCCGCCGCCGAGTAAAGCGTTTATTAGGTGCTGGTTTTCCATTGGTAATATTCTTTTCGCGGTTGTGTTTTAAACTACTGCGGGGCAAGAGCGTTTTGCGGTTGCGATTGTGAAAGCTGGTTAGCTAGCACACCACCAGTCAGCATATTTTGCCTGCGGGCGGTAGGAGTTTTTGACGCCGACGGTTCTACAATTTTAGGTTGCGCCTTGGCTTGCGCTTTAGCGATCATCGCCGCCGCCGAGGGGGAGTTAGCAAGCTCAACGCCAATTTGCGCGGCCAGCTTATCGTCCGTTAACCCCTTAAGCCTACGCATAACAAAATTCACTATGCTCCCGACGTGGCTTAAACTTGCCAATGCCGGGCCAACAGACTCCGTAGCTAAATTTCCAACACCGCCGCCAGCGGCCACACCTTTTGTAGCTAACTTATCAAAGCTAATACCTCCGTCTATTTCGGCTTGTATTTTTTGCACCGTTGCCCGGACTTCCGGCAACCCCTGGGTTAAATCGGCAACGCGCTGTTCTGTGCCCAACGCGTTTGCGGGCCGCGCCTTCTGCGCGTCGTCTATCAGCGAACGCACCCTAAAGGCTTCTTTAGCGTTAGCCATGATGCGTACGGCAGTAGCGGGATCGGCAGCGCGCAACGCAGCCATGATGGGCTTTTCGTTAGCCGTTAATTCCGCTAGCGTTTTTACGTCTTGCAACACACCGCGCGCTAACGCCGCTTTTGCAGGGTCGTCCATACGCTGAAGGACTTGCCCCATTGTCGCTTCATCTTTAACTACTTTTTTGCGTAGATCGGTAACGGATTTAAAATTTAATTCTCTAGTTATTGCGTTTAAAGCGTCGTTTTGCGTTTTAAATTCAGCGGTAATTTTGCCCGGTATAGCCGTACCTGTTGCCTTTAGTTCAGCGGCGGTTTGTTCTAACTTTTGCGCGCTGCCGCCAAGACTTTCCAGCCGTTGCGTCAGACCCAAACCAGCCTTATCCAGCGCGGCCAATTCAAACTGATGCGCGTCCATCCAATCTTTATGTGGTTTCTTTCCAACAACAACCGCAGCGCGGTATTCACCTTCTACGCCAGCTTTGATCGCTTGCAACGCCACGGGCGATTCACCAAACGCCGCAACCGCGCGAATAGCATCTTCTTCGCTGCTCAGTATTTTCTTTGTCACCGCGCTAGGCGCCAGTACTTGCGTGCCGGTGGCGCCTTCACGTTCTAGGTTAGCCACCCACCCTTTTAAGAACGGCTCGACTACCTTTGTCCGGTGCAACGTGCGGGCGTCTTTGTATAGCTGGTTAGCTTCTTTAGACACGCCAAGTTCAATAGCTTGTTCAGCCGCCGATTTAAGCTCCATTAAATTTTTGCGCGTCATGTTTGACAGAGAATCGGTATTTCCCCGAATAGACGCCAAATCGGTGTTCAAGGCTTTTATCAGCTTATCTGCGCCTTCTAACGTCACCATTGCGGGCACAGGTGCGGGGGGCAGCGCGCCCGGTGCGGCGGGCGGGGCGCCAGGCACAGGTTCTGGCACCTTAGACCCATACATCCGCAAGGCTTCTGCGGTATACGGTGCAATCCGCGCGTCAAGTTGCGTAGACGGATCGGCGGCTAATTTCTTGGCCGCAGCTTCTACCGGCGCAAAACTAAACGGTTCAGTTGATTTTTCAAACGCCGCCTTATACGCGGGTTTAACTATATCAGTGCGCGCGGTCTGCTCTAAGGCTTTGCGCTCAGTCGTAAGCGTTTGACCGACTTGCATCTGGCGGGGGTTTAACACGCTTGCAGTTAGTTGATTTTGTTGCTGCGCCAACGCGGTTTCAGCGGCTTGTTGTTCAGCCGTTAGCACCCCCGTTCTTGCGGCTTGTTGCCCCGCCAACGCGGCTTGTTCTTGCGACAACGCGGTGTTTACCGCAGTGTAAGGTAGTTCAGGCGCGCCGGCGCTAGGCGGCAAATTAGCTTCGTTAAGTGCGTTAAGGTTTGTGCTAGCACCCGCTAGCTGATTGGCTTGGCCTTGCTTTAGCGCCAGTTCTCTTGCGCTATAAATGCCCGCCAACGCGGTGTTAGCGTTTTGCGATGTTTTAGCCATTGCGGCTAACCCTGGGCTGTTCAACGCAACCGCGACTTGTTCGATGGTCATGCCCTGCTCTAGCATTGCTATTGCCTGGCTCATCTTGGCAATATCGGGCGTGCCCTTAACGGGGTCGGAAGTAAACGCGGCGGTAATAGCGCGGTTTTTTATCGCTTCCGCGCCGCCGGGGAGCGCCGGTTCTATAAGGTTATACCCTACGCCGGCTACTTTTTTTACCGCGCCGGCGCCTAAGTCTACCGCCCGCTGAACACCGGGCACGGCCAACGCCATATTTCCGGTTACACGCGCTACCGGGCCAACCGCTGCTAACGGGTTTGTGTATTGCCCCGCTGCGCTTAACACTTTGCCGGTCGTGGACAACGCGCCGGAAGTGCTAGCGGCGGCTTCCATACCCGGAAGCCCCGCCATAGCGCCGGCCACGATCGGACCGCGCGAAGCAACACCCAACCGCGTTGCTGCCGCGCCACCACCGGTAAATAGGATTGAAAGGTCTGCCACCGCGCCTACGGGATCATTGTAAAGCGTAGTTTTTATTTTTTCCCACGAACCATATCGTTCTTTAAGAAAACCACCCATTGCATTAGCGGCATCAACAGCGCGCTTAACAGACGCTGCTTTTTCAGGGCTGTCGCCTGAGTTAACAAAATCAACAACGGCTTTTGGTAACGCGTTTTGTGCGGCACCCGCACCAATATCCAATATACCTCTAGCCGTGTCGATAGGACTCATAACCATACCGGCTATACCTTCGGCCAAACGACCCACAGAGGAAGGTATATTCGATACAAAACCACCGACACTACGGCCCGAGGGCACTCCAGACTCTGACGCAGGCCGCGCGGTGTTAAGGTCAAACCCACCCGACGCAGCAGGTTTGGCTGTGTTGAGATCAAAAGCCATTATTGCGCCTCTTTGAATGATTTGCGATCCGGGCTAACCCATGCGGTATTGCCCGCCGCATCCGTTTCAAACGTCCAATTTGCGCCTACGCCGGCAGGTCTTGCAGCGGTGGGCGGCGGCGCAACCGCTGGCGCGTTTTGACTTGGTGCTAACGCAGCCCGTGTTTGCGGGGTTAAGTAACGTTGTTGAAAATTTGTTTTTCCGGTAGCGGCGCTATACTGCTGCTCTAAACCACCTAACTGACCACCCAATAGTTCTTTGTATTGTTTAATTACACCCTGTAACTGCGCGGGCGACGATTTTGCCATGATGGTATCTTTAAGTGCTTTACGATCCGCTAGCGCGCCTACACCGGGAACCACCGCTGCAACAATTTCATCGGCAACTAATTCTTTAACCGCGTTAAAATTGGTAGGCGCAGCTTTTCCTGTTTCGCGTTGCCACGCTTGTTTGAACTGGTTAAACACGCGTATATCGCCTGAATTCAACGCCGCCGCTGCGGTGTCTAGGGTTGCCAAATGGCTTACCGCTACGTTAAGCGAACGTGTCTTATCACCTTGCTTGCCGGTGCCGAATGATTTTTCAGCCGTTGTTTGTAGCCCATAATCGCGCGCGTTGTATTCGGGGTTAAGTTTCATTACCGCGTTCATAATCTTATCCGCGTTAATACCCGTAGCCGGCGGTAGATTGCCGTTGGCTATATTTTCAGCGCGCGTAGCGTCTACATCGGTAAGCGTTTGTCTTGCCGCTATGCGTGCGTTGGCTAGATACTGTGTTCTGGCGCCGGCCTGTTCAATACCGGTGTTTGTAAAGTCAATCTCTGGATTGGCTTTAAGTAACTTGGCGAACATCGGTGCAGACGTGCTATTTAACCGATCAACCGGTATACGACCACTGGCAACCCCTTGGGCAACCAGTTCAATATCTGCGGGGTCAACCAAACCAAGTTTAGGTGCGTCTTGTGCTAGCTTAAGACGAGCTTGCGCTACGCTAAGCTGCCCACCGGCAATATTGGCTAGTCTGTTTAACCGTTCGGCTTCCCGTTCTAACGCCGCAATTTCGGCGGGCGGCGCGTTGCGCGCTTTTGCCGCTGCAATATCTACTTGCAACTTAGCTAACGGCGATTGCGGGACCGCACCTTCGCTGCCAGAAACAATAGTGGCAGGGCCGCCCATACCGGGTACAGATATTACGCGTGCTTTACCATCTACGGTTTGCGATAAGTTTTGCGATTTATTCATTTCCGCAAATTTTTCTACGCCTAGTTTAGACTCGTTAATGAGCTGTTCCAAACCGCCAGGTTGTTGTAGCGCGGCGTTAATCCGCGTGCGGGATTGCTCCATAGTTACGCCCCGAGCTGCAAGTAACGGGCCGAGAACAGGGTCAGCATGATTGGCTTCGTGCCAAGTAATGTATTGTTGCGCCGCGCCAGAATCGGCGGGGTTAATGCCTTCCAACATACTGCGGGACTGTTTAAGTTTGTCTTCAGCTAATTTAACTTTTGCATTGGCAAGCGCAATAGGCTGAAGGGCAAGTTCGCCTTCAGTTTTTCTTTGCGTTAAGCCAGATGTTAGTAAATCGTTAGCTTCTTTGACTTTACCGACGCTACGCAACACAGCAGCTTGTTTTTCAAGAGTATCCGCACCTTGCAAACCGGCTAGCATCCGATTTGTCAGTTCATCTTCCCGCTTTGCTTTGCCCAAAGTGTATTGAGCCAGCGCGTTCTGATTTTCCTGCGCCCGAGCCACCGCCGCTTGATCCATACCCGACGCAAACGCATTACCAATCGACTGCGAGCCGGGCGGAGTCAATAGTCCAAAATTAAGTTCAGCCATGATTTAACTTTCTACGCGTAGGGATCGGTAATGGGTTGACCGCCGGGCGCGGGGATTGCGGGGGCCCGGCCATAATTACCGTAGAACCGGCCTAGCGCATTGGCGCCGCCACTAAACGCCGAACTACGCATCCCCGCGCCGGCCATCGCTGCGTTGCCTTGGTTGGCGGCGTCGTTCATATAGGCGTTGCCAATATTACCCGCCATGTTTGCGCCCGCCACGCCAACCTGATTTGCCGCCGTTTGACCCGTTCCAGATACGCCCGAAAGACGGTTAAACAAGGAATTGCGCTCACCCGCGTTGGCGTTAAAACCGGTTGTGTAGCGGTTAAACGCGTTTTGGTATTCTTGGCTACCCAGGTCTTGCCCATAGCGTTGAACACCCTTAAGCGTTGCACCCGACAACAGACCGCCACGACTGGCCGCACTACGGTCCAATGCCTTGACACCTTCCGACATACGGAACGCGGTGCCCGGATCGGCATTTTGGTCGTATTGAAAATCAAACGGTGTAGTTGTACCAAACTCACCACCCGCCGCAACACCCGCGCCTAGCCTGTTGACCGCGCCGGTGCCGGCAGCAAGATACGGTGCTTGGTCAGCGCGGGTTTGATCGTATTGCCGGCGCTGTTCGGCAATGGATGCCATAGTTGCTTCAGCCGACTTGTCTGCCGCATCTTTGGCGGCTTTATTGCCAAAATACCCGCTGACTAACCCCGTGCCTACTACAGCTCCTGCGACCCAAAAAGTCATGGTAAAACTCCTTTAACAGTATTTCCTGCCAAATACATTGTATTTGGGTCGGTTTCTACCAATTCCGTTTCGGCGTCCTCAATGGTAGCTGAATCCGTGCGATGGAAGGTTACGCAAAGGGCATCTGTTTCGGCATACACGGCGCGTTTTGTTCCGGGCATACTGCTCAATACGCAAGGGCCTGTAATACTCCGCACACCGTCATCCGTTGTTACGCTTACCGTGCCATACATGACGACGTAAAAATGTTCTTTTTTATGAACTTTTCCAATAACTAAAACGCCCGCCGGTCGCCAAACTTCACGGCAATACATGCCCCCGTGAAAAGTATGTTTTGTTTGCGGTTCGTATTGCGGCAGCTTTGAAACCTCAAACTGTAGTTTTTCTACGCGCTGTTGCATACCGTCATGTTTGGCTACGGCTTCCACTACGACACCTCCCGCCCGGAAGCGCGAATGTTGATCGCGCTGGCCGCACCCGCGATGGTGGAGATAAACCCGCCGGCTACCAGCACCTGGCCGACAATCTCAGGGAAAGTATATACCTCCGCAGCCGCTAGCGTCTTGGTCTTGGTAATCAGGTTCTGGTTGCCCGTCGTGTCGCCCGAGGTAACTATATTGACGCTCAACGCCGCCGGGCTGGCGCTGTAGTTGGTTGCGGTAAACTTGTCGATAATCGTGGTGACGTTCGACGCCGTATACTGCGTGGTCTGGATTGACTCGGCAGTTTTGGCGGGGATTAGCACTTTTACGGTAACGGTCATGACCTATTCCAGAAGTAGGATGTTGTTCGGCGCGGCTTGCATAATGACCCAATTAGTGCCGTCGGACACCAGTGTTGCCCAATTTCCGATTGCGTTTACCAGAATGGCCGTGCCAGCGGTTGTGCTGTCGATAGGCACAATGTTGCTGGTTGCCGACACCACCGTTTGCGCCTGCATATTCTTGACCGTAATATACCGACCAGGCCAAGCTGACGCGGCAGGGAAAGTCAACGTGAACGTCGAACCCGTCTTGTTGTTGATAATCCACGTGTCCGTTCCCGTAATCGTGTAGTCGGCGGTTTTGGTCAGGACGGTAGACAGAGGAACGTAATCGGTATTGGCAACCGCCGCCGAGATCGCCGTGCCATTACCCTTCAGCACGCCGGTGACGGTCGTCGAGAGCGTGATTGCCGGCGTGGTGGTATCGGTGGCTACGGTGCCCGCAAAGCCATTGGCTGACACCACAGACACGTTAGTTACGGTGCCGCCGGTGACGCTGCTGATAGGCTGCGCGGGTGGCCCTAATTGCAGTTCGTCAAGCGTGGTCGCGTTGCTACCGCTGCCGGTCAGGACAAACATATTGAGAAAAAACCGATACCACTCCCGCGCCATTAGGCCGGTGCGCTCATCAACGAACGGCACCCGAGGCGCGGGAATATTGGTTATGTTAAGTTCGGACATTAGCTGCTCGTTGGGGTGACGAACAGTTCAGCACCTACAATGGCAATCTTGACCGGATCGGTGCCGGACACTTCATACACCCGATCACGAATCTTCTCGGTCATGCCGAGCCGGCGCCAGATGGTGCGAAAGCCGTAAACGCCAATCCGGCCCATTGAGTTCCAGTGTTCGTTTGACCAAGTATGCCCCGCGTCATCTGACCAACGCAGCATGACCTGGGGGTCGTAACCGGCGGTTGCAAGAAACCCATTGGTGACTAAATAGTCGTCAGATTCCGTTATAAGGTATAGCCCCGCTTCGGTTAGTATTTGTTTAGTTTCGATGCCTGGGGTTTGAGCAAGGCCAACACCCGTTTCAGCGTCAAGTTGCAAGCTGTGGTGCGCGCTGCGCCTAAGGTTATTCTGGCCGGCGGGCAATGCGCGCCACGACCGCAACCATTTTTGCGTTTGGGTATCGTCAGCGTAAACGTCAAGGTCAAAGGCGTATAGACGCCCATCTTCGTAGTCTCCCACCACAATCTCGTCATTGAACGACATTTGGCAGTTGCTGCGATGACGAGCAAATTGCCCGTTTTCAAACGCGGCGCGTTCATGCCACAGTTGCGTGGACACGTCGTAAACCCATGTTGCCTCGGCAGAAGGAAATATCAGCACATAGAACGGGTGCCCGTCCTGTTGGTAGGTGTAGCCGATTGCGTCGGTGATATTGCCGTAGCTTTGGATGGCGTATTCAACCGCGTTGGTGGATATCCGCGCGGGCGTGTAGCCGTTGGCGCGGTAGACAATGCCACGGCCTCGGGCATCCGACCCTAGCCAGAACACGCTGTTGTCCAGCTTGGCTACCGAATACGCAGCTTCACAGCCGACCTCCATAAATGCGCCTTGAATCCGCGCCATCGGAAAGTCCGGCGTGCCGGCGTCATACCAAACCTCAACACTGGTGCTGCCAAACAAAAATATCTCGCGGTGGTCTACAATCAAGGCTACCACGTTGTCGGGGTAACCTTCCGCGCTGGCAAAATCTAACGGGTCAACAGCGGTGCCGTCTAGCAAGCTAGTTACCCAAAACTTTTGCGAATTGGGTTCGTTGAACACGAAGTAACCGTCAAGGTAACTGACCGAGCCGGCACCGGGGAAATCGTCGTCCGTAATTTCGGCAAACACCGCTGTCGAGGTGTTGTAGATGTAACTCAACGGATTACAGGCAATAAATATCTGCGTGCCGTTGTCGGCCATGCTGACCGGACCGCTGCCGGTTACGGTGCCGAGCAGGGTGATAACCCAATCGGTAGTCAGGCTGTAGAACTTATCGTCGGACACCACATAGGCAACACCGTTGGTCACCCACAGCCCGCGAATAGGCCCGGCGCCAACGGTTGTGATTAGACGCAAGCCGGGGCACCGCAGCAGAAAGCCCGCTTCTTTCCCGCCGCTGCCATCCGGCACCGCTTCGGGAAACAAGTTGACCATACGGTTATCGGCAGCGTTGACCGACCGGGCTACGTAGCTGCCACCTAAGATGGGTGATTTCACTTAATAATTGCCGCTAAAAATATTGAACCGTTGGCGAGTTGCTACAATACTATACGGCAGGCTCATCACATCGTCGGGGTTATTGATCCGCTTGATATTGCGCTTGCTACTCATCGCAATCCGTTGCACTTGGGGCGGCGGCTCAACGCCAAACTCGGCAGCAATCTCGCAGGCTAGGTTAAACCGAAACGCCCGCAGATAGCCTGGCGGAATCACTAAGTCCGTTATCAGCGTAGCCGGCTCAACCAATTCGGTGACGCTAATGAAATGCCACTCCAACGCCTTAGTCGGCACCGGGTAGATATACATATTGATGTTCGGCATATCCATGTTGATCCACAATACTTGCGGATATGTCGAGGTGACGGTCTTAACTGCAATACCGTCATACTGCTGCTGATTGATAATCTTGATGCCAAAGCTGATGTTGTTTGACGGATCGCGGAAGTAAGTTGAATCGTCTACTTGCACTGGGCGGTTGCCCACAAAATCGCCAGTGGGTCCAAGAGTCCGTGAGATAAGACCCTGCGTCCACGTAAACACTTGGTCTTGCGTTGAAAATACAGACAAACGTTCAGACGACCAGCTATCCAACATCTGGTTCATCGCGGTCAAGGCATCTTGCGAAGTCGCTGCCGATGGCGTTTCGCCTTCGGCCAATTGACCAATTAGCCGCAACGCGCCATTGATCTGATCGCCAGCCGTGGTCGTCATGCCGCAAGCTCCTTACGCGGGCGCCCGCGAGGTTTTGCCAATTCGTTTACCGATTCGGGCAGCGAAGGGCGCAACAACGCACCAACGTCGTAGCGTTCCCACCCGTTCGTTTCGTCGCATACCGCTTCGGCCTCGGCAATCGCAACCTTACTGCCGTGAATAGGGTGCCGCAGGTAAATGACCATAATATCCCCTAAAAACCACCTCGCGGCTGTTACACCGCGAGGTGTTGTTACTTAAGCTACCCGGTAAACGGAATACGCTGCCGTGCCGGTTTTGCGGAACAGAAACTGTGCCGCGCCACCCACGCCAGCCGCACTGCCGGTAATAGCAACCAAAAGGTTACCCACCGAAGTGATGCCAGTGCCAACTACAAAGGTAAGAACACCAGACGAAGTGCCAAGATTAACCACGTTCAACAGAAAACAGCTATTGGTTTTAAGGTTGGTCATTGTTGCGTCAATCAAAGTCGCCGTAGGCAGCGTGTAAGACGCTGCGGTAGCGGTCGGATCGCACACCAAAAGCCCACCAGTGACTTGAGCAACAGACAGCGTTGCGGTTGCAGTTGCCGTTTGCGGTGCCGCTTGGGTTTCCATTACCTGCTCGTTAAGATTGCCATCGGTGTATTGATAGCCGCCACCAACTGAAGGAAGTGCCATGATTGTTTCTCCTAAAAATTAAGATGCCCCCGCACCAGGCGGGGGTAGTTTTATCAACCCCAGATACGGCAAGCCATCGCCGGGCGAATGGTTGAGAAGCCATACAGCACGTCAACACGGCAAGGCATACGGTCGTTGTTGATATCGTACTGACGCACGATACGCATCGAAATACCGTTATGCACTTGGCGAGAGGCCATATCAACACCTTGCGGCAGCAAGAGGTCAGCCGTAGCCAGCGTGATCGCGTTCTTGTGATATACCAAGTTTTGCGGATACACGGTGGACGCGGTGCCCAAGAACGTCAGCGCAGCCGACGCAGCCGGGAACGCGTCAACCGTAGCCAACGCGTTAGTCGCGGTGTACATCGGGGGCTGGAACGCAATAGTAGCCGAGGTGCTGGTCAAGGTCTGATCGGCAGTCACGACAAACTGTTGCAGGCTACCCGTGCTAAGACGGGTTTGCGGGTTGACCGCGTAAACGGCAGCGATGGTAAAAATATCGCCTTGTTTGATGGTCTTGGTGCCGCTGGTGTACGTAATATCCAGCGTCGTCGCACCTTGAGTTGCAGGCACGGTGGACGCGCAGATCGGCGCAACCGGAAGGCTACCGACGGTGTGGTTGACAATCGACTGCGACATATTGATTTCGTCGTAGCCGAGAACACCCTCACCCATCATGCCGGTCTTGAACTGGCGGGAAATCGTGCCCGTCGGGTTGAAGAAACCAGTCATGCCGTTGACCAGCGCAGCGTTAGCCGCCGGGTTAACGGTCGCGTAACGCGGCGACATTGGCGCAGCAAATTCGCTCAGCTTCTGTTGCGCTTGCAACAGCACAAGCGAAGTAGCCGGCGTCGTGCCCGGAGTGCCAACAGACGAGTAAATCGACTTGTAGGCGTTAGCAACGTCAGCGTCCACACTAGCCGCCAATTGGCTGATACGCGGTTTCAAGACACGTTCCGCGAAATCGTCCAACTGCATCGTCAGTTCGGCAGACGTAAAGTTAATGCCGATGTGCTTCTGGCTGGAAACCGTCAGCGTGGTGTATTGCTCGTTGTCGTCCTGAACTTGCAGGGCGGCGCCGTCCGTCACCAGCGCGCGATCCGGCAGACGAATCCGCAGGGTCGAACCGATCTTGGCGCCTTCGACGGCAAAGCTGTCATCGTATTCTTTGTTGCAGTTGCGGGAAATTACCAGGTTGTTCTCCAGAATTTCCAGAGATTTCCTCGTAATCATATCAATGGTAAGCAGGCTGTTAGCCATGAATGAAACTCCTAAAAAGTATTAACGGTGGCCCTTAGACTCCTGCTTTTTCATCTGACGTAACCGTTCAGCTTCAATCCACTGGCTTGTACTCATAGTTTTTATTGAGCGTGGGTCAGTAGTATCAAAATTGGTCGATCCCCCATTTCGGGGTGTGACAGGTGAAATCGGCGCAGATGCCTTCGAGGTTTGTTTAGTTACCGGCTCAGAAGCAACTTTTGCTTCCAAACGTCCTATTTCTTTTGCTTGCAAAAACGGTGCTAGTCGGGCAATACGATCAGCTTCTTTCGGATTGGTGCCTAGATAGTATGCAATATCCGGCCCGTTGTCCGATGCTTGAATTGTTTGCGCCATCACGTCGGTGATTGGTAGCTTGGGGTTATACGCGACCTGTTCAAAGTCCTCGTATTTATCCCGCGCCGCTTCTTCCTTGTCGTGATAACCGCCAAGCAATTCTTGCTGCTGCTTTGCAAACTGCTGCTGCTGGACAATCTGTTGCGCCTTGGAAGTCGTCAATGCTTCAACGTATTCGTCGGTCGTAGCAAACTGATCTTGCCGCACTTGCTCTACAGGAACTGGCTTTGGTGCTTCGGCTTGTTTCTGTTCGCGTTCCCACTTGCGCTGTTCTCGTGCAAGCCGCTTACCGATGGCCGCGTCCAAATCCTCCTGGGTAAATACCTTTGGAGTTTCTTTCGGCTCACCTTCGGGTGCTTCTACTGCTTCCGGCGCATTTACTACGGGTTCAGGCGCAGCCGTTGCGTCCTGTTCCGGCGCGGGCACTTCCGCTATTACTTCGTCAGACATGGCTCGATTCCTTGGAATCCCCAGTGAAACCTCACTGGTAAGGTTTGGTTATTTACGTTCAATCCAATTCAGTGTGGCTTCATCCCACGCATACATTTTGCCATCAGTAGGCATCGGGGTGGGAGATTCCCATCGGCAAGTTTGCTCGTTCAACAACCACGACGGATACGGAGTTGGCGCAATGAAAGCGTCCCGTGCTGCGTCAAAGGTGTAGCCGATACCCGCGTAGTTCTTTCGCATATTGCCATGATAACTAGTCTGCTTCCAGTCACCGCCCAGCAAACGCTCACAGAACGCAGCGCCTATATGCTCTAGTTCAACGCCTTCTGCGTTTGCAGTATCCGCATTGCCGACCACGATCACTTGAGTGACCAAGCCGTTTTTAATTTGTGCAAAGTGTGCCATTAGAAAGTTATCGAGCCGGAACCCGTCCATTTATACACTCGGTAGCCGCCAGCTACCGTAATGGTTGGCGAACCCGTTGTTGAAGTTGCGGCAGGGAAAGCGTCTGAATACCGGACGATTACAATGCCTGAACCGCCAGCCCCGCCGCTAGCAGACGCGCCGCCAGCGCCGCCACCGCCGCCGCCTGTATTTGCAGTTCCGGCAGCGCCAACGCCGCCAGTGTTTCCGTTGCCACCACCACCAGTGCCACCTGTTCCGGCTGTTCCGCCATTTGCACCACCACCACCACCACCGGCATAAGTTACCGACGATCCGCTGATGCTGCTGGCAGTGCCTACGCCGCCATTACCTCCAACCGCAGGGTCTTTGTTGCCATTTGCGCCAACCGCACCGGCACCGCCACCACCACCACCGCCTAGATTTGTGCCGTTGAGCGAACCGACACCGCCATCGTTTCCTTGTGACGGTGATGTTGACGGAGTATTTCCTGTGCCGCCAGCGCCACTGACCGGCCCACCACCGCCGCCACTGCCGCCGTTACTACCCGCTGCGCCTTGCCCACCATTACCGCCGCCAGCAGAAGTAATGGAAGAAAAAACACTAGCAACGCCAACGCTACCCGTAGCGCCGCCAGCGCCAACGGTTACTGTGTATGGGGTACCAAGAGCTATCGAAAAACCGGTTGCCGTTCTAAAACCACCCGCACCACCGCCCCCTTGCCCGTTACCACCTGACGCGGCTCCACCCCCACCGCCAGCAACGACAAGGTATTCAACCGCAGAAAGCACGTTTGTAGCCTTGCGAGTAAAAAAGAAATTAGGGGCAGCAAACATTATGCGAACGCCTGTGCGAAGGTGCCATACCAAACCGAGGCTATACACACAAAGCTAAGAATGTCCACGCCGGTTGTGGCCGTTGTGGTGATCGTCGGAACGGTGCCGCCCGGCCACTTAACGCCGGTAAAGGTTGCTGTGCGCGACCCGGTTCCGTCTTGAATCAGACGCACAATAAACGAAGTGCCAGAAGTTGCAGTCGGCATTGTAAACGTGCAGTTACCCGTCAACGTGTAGGAAAGAACCGTCCCGCTTGCAAGCGCGATGGTCTGCGTGGTCGATGAGTTGACAATGGCTGGCGCGGTTTCAAGGTAGGCCGTAACAGTTGGATTTGTCAAAACCGGCGTAGTCAGCGTCTTGTTCGTCAGCGTGTCGGTCGTAGCCCGGCCTACCAAGGTGTCGGTAGAGGTCGGCAGTGTGAGTGTGCCGGTATTTGAGATAGTCGCAATAATCGGCGCGGTTAGCGTCTTGTTTGTCAGAGTGTCTGTCGTAGCCCGGCCAACCAATGTGTCCGTAGAGGTCGGCAGTGTAAGCGTACCGGTGTTTGAAATCGTGGCTATGATCGGCGCGGTTAACGTCTTGTTCGTCAGCGTGTCCGTTGTAGCCTTGCCCACTAGGGTGTCTGTAGAGGTCGGCAAGGTCAGCGTCGGCGTGCCGGCCACCGCAGGCGTTACAATCGTTGCGGTGCCCGACGTGCTGCCCGTTATGGCTACAGCTGTGCTGCTAACCGATCTACCTGCGGTCAAATTGCTTACCGCAACATTGACGGTGGTGCCGGACTGAACAATCGGCAATACCTCTGCGCCCGTTAGCGGCGTAGTGGCTGCGGCGAGCGATGAAATTTTTACGTTAGCCATAATTTTTTAGGACTTCATAATGTAGCAAAGCGCGTAATACGGCGGGAGGTTCTGGTTTGTGCCGCTAACGCTTCCAACCGGAACTGCGTTAGTGACGCTGGCGAAACCGGTGCTTGATGTAATCGCGCCCAACGCGGTATTACTTCCCGCGCCGCCAGAGAGCGCCGTGCCGGCAGCACCATAGGCCGTGGTGGTGTGCGTGTGCCCCGCGTCTGTGGCTACGTGGGTGTGAGTAACAACAACCGCGTCAGCAGTGCCGCCCGTTGCATTTACGGCGTATGTTGACCCGGCGCCTACGACAAACCGATCCCGAAGGTTTGGTGTGCTTAAGGTGCCGTCGCACAACAACCAGCCGGTCGGAATAGACAAGACACTTCCGGACCACAGAATAATCATGCCGGCAACAAAACTGGCCTGCATGGTCGGCAAAGCACCGACGCCGTTGCTGGTCAACACTTGCCCCGTAGTGCCTACCGAGGCTATGGATTGCAGTGCCCCCGTGGCCGTAGTGCCGCCGCATATCACCGCATAGGCCGTAGCCGTTGCACGCCCGGTGCCGCCTGACGGAACCGGCAGAGGGTTACCAATACCCGCCATGCCGGAAATATCGTCGGCACTCCACAACTGAACATCGTCGGTGGTTTTCAATACAAATTTGTACGCGACGGTGATATCTAGCCAAACTTCGGTGGTGCCGGAAACACGCCCCGCTGAATCCAATTCAATCGGGTTCGCATTAGCGGTTGCGCCGGTGCTACTGGTGTACGTAGTTTGCGGCGTCGTAGTGCCTGCGGCGTAGGTATACAACCTGCCGCCGGACAAGGGCACGCCGTTGGAATCAAAAAACTGCCAACCCGCGCCAGCAACTGGAGAAAGACCGACGGTCATCTTTGCTTACTCATAAATGAATGTTAATTCCATTGTGCCCGCAGTCAACACATATAGGCCCCGGCTAAACCCGATGCCGCTATCCGCGCCACTTAACGCATAATTTTCCGCGGCCTGCGGGGTTAAAATGCTGATGATCGTGCCGTCTGCCGCTGTTTGTGTTGCTGAGTCATAGACCGTTATGCGCGGCGTGGCTGATGCAGAACTACAAAATATACCCTTAAGTTTGCCAAAGCCCACTTTAATCGTGGTCTTGTTCGGCACACTGGCAGTCACGCTTAGCTGGTAGTAATGGGCCATGTTTGTTCCTATTCGTAAATGAACGTGACACCAACAGTGCCGCCGATCACTACATACAAGCCCTTGCTAAACCAGATGCCGCCATCGTCACCCGTCAACGCATACATTGTGTGTGCGCCAGGCACAAACTCCGCAATTATCGTTACCGCGCCCGTAGCCGCCGTTGCGGAGTCATAGACCGCAATGGTCGGCGTGGCAGACGCGGTGCTGCACATGATGCCCTTGAGCTTGCCAGCGCCAACTTTAATTTGCGTGGTTGCGCTGATGTTTAGATAGTTTGATGCCATGATTTATCCTATGCCAAGAAGCGCAACTTGTAGAGCGTGCGAAGATATATTTCGACAATGTTGTCGATAAGCTGTTGCAACGAAGAATCAGATTTGTCGCACACATCATACCGAATCAATTCAATTTCTTTCAGTTGATC